AATGAAATTTTTTTTTTTTTTTTAAATTTTTTTCTGCAGCGCTTTATATGTATACCAAACCCTACAATTTTATAGTATAGCCACCACAACAAACTCGCTATATACTCACCTCCCATGAGTAAAACTAAACTATGCACTAGATGCATGAATACGCTCCCAATAGAAAACTTTAAATCCCGCGGAAAAAGTAACGGGGCCGCGTCGTACTGCATGCCTTGCAAGTACAGCGCCAGAAGAAGAGTAGTAAGCGCCACCTATCAGAGTTACCTATCCACGCTGTATTCACAGCTGAAATCTAAAAAACGCGATGGCGACGTAAAAGTAACTTTAGAATTAGAACACCTAATAGCTATGTGGGAAGCGCAAGACGGTAAGTGCGCGTTATCCGGGGTCTCCATGACACACCATAGAGACGGCGAAGGGAGCAAGGATTTTAACGCCTCGCTAGATAGAATTGCCGGAGGCGGCGACTACTCCCCAGAAAATGTCCAGTTAGTATGTTATCGAGTAAATTTAATGCGCCACGTTCTATCAGTTGATATGCTTTACTGGTGGGTGAAAAACATATACAACCACTATTGTGACTGATTATTACGTATACTAATATGGCGATTTATTTATATGCTAGAATTGCTTATTATTGAAGGCTTAGAGCAGGCCATAGTCGGCATCGCGCTAAAAGGGCGCGACCAAGAGGCCATTGTTTACGACTTATCAAAGGTACTATCTATTTTATATGAAAGTGGATTTACGGATGACGAGGTCTACGAGTACTTAGACGGGGTCAACGAAGACGAGTTAGGTCCAGCCGCCCCGATTTTCCTAATGATTGATGAAACTCTGAAGGATGATGTCTCAAGCCAAACCCGATACAGCCAACTCGTCCACTAATATAGACGAGAACCTGCCCCAGACTAGGGCCGAGCTGCAGTCCCATATGCCGTACATGGGCCTGAACCTCGGAGAACTGACCGTGCAGCAAGAAAAACTGGTGCTTTTAATTGCCAGTGGCATGACAATCGCTGCAGCCGGCCGTGGAGCCGGTTACCGAACCTATGACACGGCCCTTGAAGCGTCAAAACGGCCAGCGGTTATGCAAGCGTTGAACTATTACCGTGAACAAATGCGAGAAACTGTAAAATTTACACAGAAAAACGCGCATATTATGTACATGGAGGCTTACACCGCATCAGCAACAGCTACCGAGATGAAAAATACGGTCGACTCACTAGTAAAGCTGCACGGACTAGCAACCCCGGACAACGCAACGCAGGTAAATATCAACATAAACAACACCAAGCAGCTTGAACGCATGACAGATGAAGAGCTGCTAGAGATAGCTGGTAAAAGTGGCACTTATTTAATCCCAGAAGGAAGCTAATTATGCCCGGACCGTTAGCCCTAGCAGCATACCAAGGCGGCACATAGTTGACCGACGATATTCAAAAGTACGAATGCACTAGGTGCGCTAATTCACACCCCGAAACCCTGTTCTCTGGCGAGGATATGGTGTGCGTTTACTGCAAAGCAGAAGAAGCCGAGTCACTACCCGCCCCCAAGCCGACAGAAAGCGCCGATAACCAACAAGAGCTGTCAGCAAAAGATAAAGCGCAAGCGGAACTAGCCTTACGAATACTCACCCGTAAGCGATTGTTACCTTTTGTTGAGAGGTTCAACCCAGACTACAGCGCTGGGTGGGTACATAAAGACATATGCAGGCGCTTGGAGCAGTTTAGCAAAGACGTTGCTGAGAAGAAAAGCCCACGGTTAATGCTATTTATGCCACCCCGCCACGGTAAAAGTACACTGGCGTCGGTCGCATTCCCAGCTTGGCACCTAGGGCGACACCCAGACCATGAGTTCATATCGTGTTCTTACTCAGGCTCTTTAGCCATGGGGTTCAGCCGCAAAGTACGCCAGCTATTGCGAGAGCCTTCTTATAAAACGGCATTCAAAACCCGACTAGACCCAGATAGTCAGTCGGCAGAAGCGTGGCTAACCACCAGTGGCGGCGGTTTCGTAGCAGCCGGTGTGGGCGGTGGTATCACCGGTAAGGGTGCGCACGTACTTGTAATTGACGACCCAGTAAAAAACCGAGACGACGCAGAGAGCCAGAACAACAGGGATTCGAACTGGGACTGGTACACGTCAACGGCGTATACACGCCTTGCTCCCGGGGGAGGCGTCCTCGTCATTCTTACCCGGTGGCATGACGACGACCTTGCTGGCAGGTTAATTAAAGCAGCGTCCGAGAACGGCGAACAGTGGGAAGTCGTTAACTACCCCGCAAGAGCTGAAGTTGACGAAGAATTTAGGAAGGCTGGAGAAGCCCTTCATCGAGAACGCTACGACGAAGAGGCCTTAGCCCGGATTGAAAAGGCAGTTGGCCCAAGAGACTGGTCCGCTTTGTACCAACAAAACCCGGTGGCCGATGACGGAGATTATTTCTCGCGGTCTATGATCCAGTACTACGATCCAGATGATATTGATATGGATCGTATGAAGTTCTACTGCTCATGGGACTTAGCTATTGGTAAGCGGGACAGGAACGACTACTCCGTGGGTATGGTTGTAGGCGTCGATGAGCAAGAACAGTTGTTCATTGTTGACTGTGTACGGGGCAGGTTCGACGGCTTTGAGTTGGTAGAACAGATCCTAGACTTATATGAAATTTGGCGACCGTCTATAATTGGCATTGAGAAAGGCCACATCGAGATGGCGCTAGGGCCGTTCCTAGAAAAACGGGTGCGGGAACGAGGGCTGTACGAAGCCTATTTTAAGGATTTAAAGACAGGTAAAAGAGATAAAGAGGCCAGAGCACGCGCAATTCAAGGCAGAATGCAGCAAGGCATGGTATATTTCCCCCGTGACGAGGCTTTTACCGGGCCATTAGTAGCGGAATTATTGCGTTTCCCTAACGGGACACACGATGACCAAGTGGACGCATTAGCATGGATAGGCCTCATGATGACGGAGTTTGCAGTCTACTCGGCACCAGTTATACACGAGTACTCGTGGAGAGATAGACTAAACCACATGCTAAAAGGCCCAACTAGGTCTAAATCAGCGATGAGATCATAGCCATGAAAAGCAGCGAAGAGCAAGAAGTAGCCTCAAAACAGTGGGATAGGTACACACGGGCCCGCGATAACGGCCACCTAGAATACATTGATATGGCCAAAAAGTGCGATGCCTTCTATCGCGGTGAGCAGTGGGACGAAGACGACGTTGCGGCTTTAGACTCTGAAGGTCGTCCGGCCCTAACTATTAATACTATCTTGCCCACAGTAAACACTGTGCTCGGTGAGCAGTCCACCCGACGTGCAGACGTTCGCTTTAAGCCTCGCCGCGGTGGGGACGAGGAGACTGCTAACGTCCTAACAAAACTATACATGCAGATTGCTGATAACAACAAGTTAGACTGGGTTGAGCAGCAGGTGTTTAGCGACGGCTTAATCCTAGACGGTCGCGGGTTCTTCGACGTTCGCATGGACTTTAGTGACCACGTAGAGGGGGAGATACGGATCACGGCTAAAGATCCGTTGGACATCCTAATAGACCCAGACGCCAAGGACTACGATCCTAAAACTTGGAACGAAGTGTTCGAAACTAAGTGGATGACTCTAGACGAGATTGAAGAGCTATACGGCAAAAAGAAAGCCGAGGATCTGCGATTTGTTGCCGAGAACGGTAATAGTTTTGGCCGCGACTCCATTGAGTACGAAGAAAACCGGTACGGCGACTTGGACTCCTCTGATGATTACTTAGGTGCGGGTATCCCGGGAGACGACGAATACCGCAACGTGCGATCACTACGGGTTATCGAGCGCCAGCACAAGCGCATGAAGCGCGTAGATTGCTTCGTCGACCCAAACACTGGAGACCAAAGGGACGTCCCCGAAGAATGGTCCGACCGTAAAGCCAAAAAGTTCGCCAAGCAGTACGGCCTAGACATCATATCTAAGGTTAAGAGAAAAGTGCGTTGGACAGTTACTTGCGATCAGGTAGTTCTGCACGACGACTGGTCTCCCTACAACGACCTGACCATTGTCCCGTATTTCGCGTATTTCCGCCGCGGCCGGCCATTCGGTATGGTGCGTAACCTGCTATCCCCCCAAGAGCAGCTAAACAAGATCGCTAGCCAAGAGCTGCACATAGTCAACACCACCGCCAACAGCGGATGGATGGTCGAGAGCGGCTCACTAATCGGTATGACCGCTGATGACCTTGAGGAGCACGGTGCAGAGACAGGGCTCGTCCTAGAATACAATCGCGGGTCTAACCCGCCAGTTAAGATCCAACCAAACCAGATACCAACCGGGCTAGATCGCATTAGCCAAAAAGCCCAGATGAACATCAAGTCTATCTCGGGCGTGAATGACTCCATGCTTGGGACGGACGGCGCAGAAGTGTCAGGGGTTGCTATTCAGGCCAAGCAGAACCGTGGCGTCGTAATGATTCAGGTTCCGCTAGATAACCTACGTAAAGCTCGCCATTTCCTAGCAGAAAAAATATTAGACTTAGTGCAAGCGTTTTACACAGAGCAGCGGATCATAATGATCACTAACGAAGACTCTCCGCTTAAAACCCGCGAGCCACTAGTAGTTAATGAGATGACCCCCGAAGGGCGAGTAGTTAACGACATCACGCTTGGCGAGTACGACGTTATTATCAGCACAGCTCCAGCACGAGATTCGTTCGACGAAGTACAGTTCGCAGAGGCCTTGAACCTACGACAGGTGGGTGTGTCTATCCCAGACGATGCCATCATCGAGTACTCTCATTTAGCTCGCAAGCAAGAGCTAGCGCAACGCGTACGCCAGTTAACTGGTCAGGAGCCACCAACTCCAGAGCAAGCAGAGATGATGGCGTTCCAGCAACAAGCCGCTATGCAGAAGTTGCAGCTTGAGATAGCTGAAATGCAGGCCAAAGTACAGAATATGCAGTCAGACACAGCGCTGAACGTGGCTAAGGTGCAGGATATGGCCGAAGTAGAACCACAGATGCGCATTGCAGATATGCAGCAGAAGCTTGGCATTAAGATGCAAGAGCTAGAGCTACGTCGTGAGTTGGCGGCCCTTACCAACCAGACTCGTACTAGCCAACAGGAAACTCAAGCGGCGGCGCGAATTGCTTCGACCGCTATGCAAACTGCTGCACGGAAGTCGCAGCAACCAAAGCGGGTAGACGTACCTAACGTACGTACGCCCGAAGGCCTACAATAGGAGATTACCTATGCCGAAGAAAGAGCAGGAAGCCGAGAAAGGGTTTGACCAAGTGTTCGACGTTATGCCCGGGGCTGACAAAGACACTGAGGTAGTTGAGTCCGTAGACATGAACTTTGGCCTAGGCGACGAACCGGTCGCAGAGGTTGAAGAAGTTGAGGACGACGCACCAGAAACGCAAACTCTTGATGAGGAGCAAGTCGAAACCCCACAAGCCGTCGAGGACGACGCTGATGACGACGCTGACGATACAGTAGCCGAAGTAGAGGAAGAGGCAGAGGCAGAGGCAGAGGCAGAGCCCGAACCCGAACCGGCCAAGAAAGACCACATGGTCCCTAAGTCCCGGCTTGATGAGGTACTTGCGAAGCAAAAAGCGCTGCAGAAGCAGTTGGATGACCTGAAAAAGGCCCAGCAGCCGGCCGAAGATGCTCCAGCGGCATATGATTTCTCCGTAAAAGAGGTTGAGTACCAGAATCTCCTGTTAGACGGCGAGTCCGAGAAAGCAGCCGCCCTACGGCAAGAGATACGAGCAGCAGAGCGTACTCAAATGGAGTATGAGTTAACCCAAAAAGTCACGCAAACTGTAGCCCAGAACCAACAAGCTACTGCTTTACAGCAGGCTGCTTCTGAACTTGAGGCTAATTTCCCGGTATTTGACCAGAATTCTGCCGAGTACAACGCCGAGTACACGCAGGAAACTATCGAGCTACGTGACGCATTTATCATGCAAGGCTACGACGCCGTTGATGCCCTATCTAAAGCAGCAAAGTTCGTAGTAAAAAGCTATGATTTGGACTCTTCACCAGCCCTAGCAACTGGTACACTAGATGGTACAGCGGCACCGAAGGCGCAGAGCGTAGACGAAGTGGCTAAAAAACGAGCAGAAGTAGGTAAGAAACTAAAAGCAGCTAAGGCTCAACCGCCAGAATTGCCCGGCGAAAGCTCTGCAGCGCGAGGAGAGAAGGGGCTTGACCTGCTAAACATGACTGAGTCAGAGTTTAACGCCTTGCCAGAGGGCACTCTGCGTAGGCTGAGAGGGGATATCCTGTAATGCCAACCAAAAAAGATCCCCGGCTCGAAAGGGCCGGCGTTTCTGGGTACAATAAGCCCAAACGTACTCCTAGCCACGCTAAAAAGTCACACATAGTAGTGGCTAAAGAGGGTGATCAGGTTAAGACTATTCGCTTTGGCCAGCAGGGGGTGAAAACCAACCAGACCGCTGGTCAACGCGAGGCATTTAAATCGCGCCACGCTAAGAACATCAAGAAAGGAAAAATGTCTGCAGCTTACTGGGCGGACAAAGTAAAATGGTCGCCTAGTAAAACGAAGTCCCCCTCTACTAAATGGAAAAAAGGAAGCTGATATGAAACCTTGCGCAGGATGTCCAACCCCAGCTAAGTGCAAGAAAGCCGGGAAATGCATGAAGTCGTCTAGGCCTAAGCCAAAGTCTAAGTCGCTTGCCAAGCCTAAAAAACGCGGCTATTAATGGCCCGTAAAGACGAAGCAAAATGGAAGCGTATAGTCGCATCCGTAAAGGCTGGTACAAAAGGTGGCAAAGCTGGGCAATGGAGCGCCCGTAAAGCCCAATTAGCCACGCAGCGTTACCAGAAGTCTGGCGGCGGCTATACTGGCGCTAAAACAAAAGCGCAGAAAGACCTCTCTAAGTGGACCAAAGAAGACTGGGGTACTAAGTCAGGTAAACCGAGTACACAGGGTAAGAAGGCTACTGGTGAAAGGTACTTGCCGAAAAAGGCTAGGGAGTCGCTTTCAAGTAAGGAATATGCTGCCTCCTCTAGGAAAAAACGCGCCGACACCAAAGCCGGTAAGCAGTTTTCGTCTCAGCCAAAGAAGATTGCTAAAAAGACAGCTAAATACAGATAGATATTGCTAAAAGTAATTAGCAGAGCTAATATACAAGTAACACTCGTCCGTCAGAACGATATTTGACCGTGCCGTACACGTAAAACACGAACCCTCGCCTGCACAAGGCGTTAAACCTGCCGAGGTCGCGCCTCGTTAATAAGCGCTAAGACGTATATCCACGATACGGGTAAACGGATTAGCCGCTCCTAAAGTCGGCTGTTAGACTGGGCATAAGCCCTTTATACTTAACATTAAACGCATCTATGGAGGCCTATCATGGCTTTAACTAACTTTGCGTCGCTGACTTCCGAACAGCTTACTGCTTGGAGCCGCGACTTCTGGCGTGTTGCCCGCAACATGTCTTTCGTAAACCAATTTGCTGGAACTGGCTCTAATGCTATGGTTCAGCGAGTTACTGAACTCACTAAGTCTGACAAAGGCACACGCGCTGTTCTTACTCTGCTTGCAGACATGACTGGCGACGGTGTAACCGGTGACAACACTCTGGAAGGAAATGAAGAAGCTCTCCGAAGCTACGACATTTCTATCGAGCTTGATCAGCTGCGATTTGCAAACCGCATCGCTGGCCGATTGGCTGACCAGAAGTCGGTAGTCAACTTCCGTGAGACCAGCCGCGATATGCTTGCATATGCAATGGCTGATCGTATGGACCAGCTAGCGTTCTTGTCGCTCGCCGGTGTTGCGTACACTCACAAGACAAATGGTGCTCTCCGCCCAACTTCAGGTACTAATGGACTTGAGCTGGTCGACTTAGCATTTGCTAGTGACGTATCTGCACCTACTGCTAACCGTCACCTTCGCGTAAGCGGTAACAACATTGTTACTGGTGACACCACTGCAGTAACTGCTACTGACAAGTTGGCCTACAAGAACATTGTAGAGCTGAAAGCCTTCGCTAAGGACAACTACATTCGTGGTCTCCGCGGCACCGGCAACCAAGAAGTATTCCACATGTTTGTCACTCCTCAACAGATGGCGGACCTTAAGTTGGATACAGACTTCTTGGCAAACGTACGCAACGCAGGTGTGCGTGGCCCAGACAACCAGCTATTCTCAGGTTCTGCTAGCTTGATGGTAGATGGCGTGATGATCCACGAGTTCCGACACGTTTTCAGCACTGAAGGTGCTACTACTGGTACTTCCTCTGAAGCTGGTGATCCCGGCTACAAGTGGGGTGCAGATGCAGACGTAGTTGGCGCACGCGCATTGTTCTGCGGTGCACAAGCTCTTGCAATGGCCGACATTGGCATGCCAGAGGTTGTTGAAGATACTTTCGATTATGATAACCAAGCTGGTATCTCAATCGGCAAGATCTTCGGCCTACGTAAGCCTAAGTTCCAAAGCGACTACAACGGTAGCGTTGAGGACTTCGGCGTAGTGTGTTTAGATACTGCTCAGTGATTATGATAGCCCCCTTCGGGGGGCTTTTTTTGTAGGAGACTATATATATATGGGTGCTAATACTAGACGCAATCAAAAAATGGCGGCCGCAAAGCCTAAACCTAAAGTGACTGTGGCTGCGAAACCTAAACCTAAACCTAAAGTGGCTGTGGCTGCGAAACCTAAACCTAAAGCGACTGTGGCTGCGAAACCTAAAGAGCGCGTAAACGCTGAACAGTATCAAACCGCTTTTAGCGACGCTTTCGCCCGCGCAAAGAAAAGAAACTCCTATGGCTTTTCTTTTGACGGTAAATACTACCTCACTAACAGGAAGTGATAGATAGGATATCTTATGAAAGTTGTCTCAGACAAACCATTACGCGTAGTTACTATGGGCGGAACAGCGGTAGTTTTCCAACCCGGAGTTACTCGCGAAGTCGGTGAGGCCATTGGTTTCGCGGCTATCCAGATGGGAGCTAGGCAGGTAGAATCGCCAGTTAGGGAAGCCGCCACGAGTCAAACACCCGTGGAGACAAGCGAACCAAAGAATAGTAAGTCGCTGGTGGAAGTCCTTAATGATTTAATTGATAAGGCAGACCCAGAAGATTTTAAAGCGGATGGTACCCCAAAAGCCGCCGCAGTTAACAAAGCCGCCGGTAGAACGGTGCGTACTGATGAAAGAGAGCAGGCTTGGGAGCAGGCTCTTAACTCGTGAAGAGGCTAAAACATGACTGTAACAGTACAAAGCGTACTTGATAGAGTACAAACTACACTTCAAGACACTACAGGCGTTCGGTGGCCCGTAACAGGCGAACTAGTACTGTGGATAAACGACGCACAGCGGGAGATAGCCCTGCTAAAGCCAGATGCGTCCGCCGTAAACGAGACTATAACTTTAGTCGACGGGACTAAACAGAGTATCCCGTCTACGGGTAATCGCCTGCTACGAGTAGTACGCAACATGTCCGCCGCTTCAGACGGCGTTGGCCGTAGATCAGTGCGCATTGTAAGCCGAGAGATATTAGACGCCCAGACACCCGACTGGCATGACCCCAGCGTTCCCGGCGACGCCGCTCACGGGTCAATAATAAAGCATTACGTATACGACGAAGCAGACCCACGCAGTTTCTACGTGTACCCCGGAGTAGCCGCTACATTTCCTGCTTATATAGAAATCGTGTACTCGGCAAACCCAGCAACGGTCGGTGAAAACGACGACCTAACCATACCAGATCTATACGCTAACGCAGTTATGAACTACGTTCTCTACATGGCATATATGAAGGACGCTGAGTACGCCGGCAACAACCAGCGAGCAGCTAGCCACTACCAGTTATTTACAACATCGGTAACGGGCAAAGGTCAGGTAGACGCCATGACTTCCCCAAATATGCAATCTAGGTCGAACCCTAATCTAACTACCCCGTTAGTAGGAGCGTAATAGATGGCGACAGCAGCGTATGATACTTTGCTGCCAGAGATCATCCCCATGGTACCGGGGTGCCCTGACACGCTTATAGAGAACTACATACGGGCCGCTGTTATCGAGCTGTGCGAGAAAGCGGGCGTATATCAAGCTGAACTCGACCCACTAACTACGCAAGCAGGTGTGTACGAGTACGACTTAGACGCACCATTCGGCACCGTCGTAGATAAGATTCTTTGGGTTACCCACAAAGGTCGCGATTTAGAGCCAATCAGCACAACACTACTAGAGCAAAGAAAGCCTAGATGGCGCGAGGATGGGTTCGCAAGTACCCCAGAGTACTTTGTTAAAGTAGCCCAAGACCTTATATGGTTAGTACCAGTCCCGAATGAGACTGTGGAGAACAGTACCATTATTAGGGCTAGGCTAAAGCCAACCCATACGTCTACATTTTGTGAGTCACAGGTGCTTGACGATTACAGGGACGCTATTATAAACGGAACTTTATACCGACTACTTAGGTTGCCAAGCAAAGACTGGACCGACTATTCCGGCGCTCAAGTATACGGCAGCCTCTTTGCGCAAGACATAGTACAGGCGGAGCGTAAGGCCCGGCATGCTGATATGCCTATATCTAGGAAGGTAAAATATGGGGGAGTACATAGGTCTAGCGGCTTCACACGGAAGAAATATGGAAGTGAAGCTAGCTGATCCGGTAGTAGCTAATATACGCCACGAGTGGCATTGGGTTAAACCTGCCATCGAGGAGATTCTCAGCGCCGATAGTAACCTAACGTTTTTGCCGGAAGACGTTTATGCATACTGTAAGGCGGAAGCGGCGCTGCTTTGGGTTACTGACGATGGATTCGTAGTAACCACTACTGAGACAGATGAGTTCACTGGCGATAAGACTTTTCTTGTATGGCTAGCGTGGGCGAAGAGCAGAGGCGCTAATTTAGCGGTTTTGCACTATGAATTTTTTGCAAAAAGGGCAAAAGAAGTAGGTTTTGCACACATCGAGGTTAGATCCAGCGTGCCAGCCCTACAGAAGTATTTGCCTGAAAACGGTTGGCAAGTAGCGACCGTAGTATATACGAGGGATTTATAATGGGCGCTAAACCAAAAGCACAGGACTATAAGCCTAGTGAAGCAGATAAGGCTAGCGCCTCTGTGGCGATGGCGGAGTACAGGTACTTTAAAGAAAAGTACGACCCTCTTTTACAGGAGATGCGCGACAAATCACTAACCGATGATTACAAGTCCACTCTTAGGGGGAGGGCTTCCGCTGACACCATGCAAGCTCTTACTTCCAGTCCTAGCTACCAGCAGACGCAAAACCTAAGCGCGGCCGGAGACATGGCTCAGGCAGTCCAAGGACAACTTGGCCAAGCTACTACTAGCGCCAAGCAAATCGAGAACCGTATGCAGACTAATGTTTTAGGTACTGCCCGTGGGCAGGCCGCTGATGCTCAGTCAGGTATGGCTCAAGCAGCTAGGCTTGGTACGTCCACCGCTTTAGCGAGAGCCCAAGCTAACCAACAAGTAGCGCAGTCCAAACTTAGTGCGGCTACACAAATTGGCAGCGCTTTAGCTTTCCAAGGTATGGACAACATGCAAACACGGGGACCGAGTGACCAAGGTCCACCTACGGCGGGCTCGTTCTTCTCGCCAGTAGACCCTAATACCGGTAAAAAAGTATCTGGCTTCGGTGACAGGATACGCTACAGTACAGGTGGTTAAGCTATGTATATAAACGAAGATGCCATCCGGCGCGCCCAAGAAATGTACGGGGTAAACTCCGCAAACAACGCTGCTGCGTTGCCGCCCGTTAACGACCCAGAGAAAGCTTACGCCGAGCTGACTCGCCAAGAGTACTTAGATTACGTACAAAATTACCGTTCTTTTGAAGAAGGGCTGCTAGATAAAGCTAGAACAGACACTAGCTTAATAGATCAGGCTAGAGAGGACGTAGGGTTAGCGTCGCAACTGACTAAGCAGGTTGCCAACCGAAACCTATCTAGATACGGCGCATCTTTGACGCCAGTCCAGAGGCAGCAGATGGCTAAGGGGCTAGAAAGGTCTAACGTATTAGGCGGCATCCAAGCAGTGAGCGACGCTCGCTTAGCCCAGAGAGAGGCTAATCAAACATTGTTGTCCGATTTAATAAATATTGGGCAGGGTGTAAATAGAAGCTCGCAGAGCCAACTGGGGCAATCCGCTGCTAATGCTAACCAGTTAAAAAATGCCTACACGCAAGCTAAAGCAGCAAGCAAAGCGCAGACGTACAGTACCATAGGCTCTCTAGGTGCTGCCGCTATTTTCGCGTTCGCGTTTTAAGGAGAATAAGACATGGCTCAGAATTTAGGGGACATTGTATTAGGCAGTTATCAAGCCGTACAAGACGCTAGTCAGCGCAGGTTTCAGCGCGGCGTACAAACACGCGAGCTAGAGCAACAGGATCGACGGCTTAGTCAGTTCGACGAGCAGTTAGACATTAGTCGTGCTGCAGATCAGCGCGCGCAGGCAGAAGCTGATAGAACGAACCTTATTCGGTCTCGTGACGCTTTCATACAAACACTAGACACCGAAGGATACGTATCTGCCGACCGCTTATCCAT